CACCCTGATCGCCCGTGGCGCAGCTTGCACCCCGATAGCCCGTGGCGCAGCTTGCACCCTGATGGCCTGTGGCGCATGCGGCGCCCCAATTGCCCGTGGCGCAGCTTGCACCCTGATCGCCCGTTGCGCAGCTTGCACCCTGACCGCCCGTGGCGCAGCTTGCACCCTGATCGCCCGTTGCGCAGCTTGCACCCTGATCGCCCGTGGCGCAGCTTGCAACCTGATCGCCCGTGGCGCAGCTTGCACCCCGATCGCCCGTGGCGCAGCTTGCACCCTGATCGCCCGTGGCGCAGCTTGCACCCCGATAGCCCGTGGCGCAGCTTGCGCCCTGATAGCCCGTGGCGCAGCTTGTGCCCTGATAGCCAGTGGCGCAGCTTGTGCCCTGATGGTCTGTGGCGCATGCGGCGCCCCGAATGCCCGTGGCGCAGCTTGCGCCCTGATGGCCCGTGGCGGTTTTTGCCTTTTTGATTTTTTCATCAAAAAAGCTCTGCTCTTTTACCCACTCGATCTGCGCCTTTACCAGCCCGGCAATCCCGAGTTCCGCGCCGATCGTGATCTTCTTCGCGCAAACCTTGCTGTCGCCATCCTGTTCGCACTGCACGCCCTCCAGCTCTACCTCGCGGTAGATGCTGCCATCTCCCGGAGCATAATAATTCAGTACATCAAGCGGCATGGTGCAGGCGTGGAAGCCTTTTTCGCACAGCACTGCCTCCGGATCCTCGTAGGTACGCCCCTCGGCGTACTGGAATCCTCGACACTTCATATTTTTATCAAAGCCCATGTAGGCTTTCACGGGGGCGCCTTTCGTGGGCTGGACGTGCGTGTTGACTTTTTCCGTCATGATATTGATCTCCTCTCAGTTGTGGTTGATGGGGTTGATGGGCAGGCGAGGCTGCCTTAAAAGTCCTCTCCGGAGATGTACTCCGCGACGCAGATGGGATCGGTCGTCTCGTGGCCGTCCTCGTCATAGCCGCCGTCGATCTCCGCGATCATCTCGCAGCCGCGAGACTTGGCCATCTTTACGGCCTCGGACCAGTCAAAGCTGCCGGTGCCCCAGTCGTTGTCGTCGCGGTCATTAAGCACTGCATACCAATTCTTTTTCATTTTGATGATCTCCTTTCAATTCGTGCGGCCGGTGGCCGCGGGCTTTGTGGTTTGGAGCTTAGCTCCTCTTGATGGTTTTATTATACCACCCATTGAGTGGTATGTCAAGAGGGCGCGAGAAAAAACATGAACAAAAACATAATTAAATTTTGTGCAGAATGCACAAAAAGCAGAAAATGAACGCAAGCCAGAGGCTGCGGCGGGGGCCGATCGGGGGATCGGGCCTCGCCGGAACCGCCGGAAGGGCGACAAACGGGAACATTGAAAGCCGAACACACGGGAAACGCACGCGTGCGATTTTTGAAACACACGCGTGCGTGATACCAATATTAAATACGCGCGCACGCGCGTATTTAATGGCTTGCTAAAAGCTTATGTATAGCCCCGCAGTGGCGGGAGAAGGGAGACCATGGTGAAGATCATGGAGAGGATATACCGTTGCAAAAACGGAGTTACAGAAAAGACGCGGTATCACGTCGGCGACAACGCTCGTCCGCGCGGGCGCAAGACGGGCGTGACGACGCCGCGGCAGCAGGAGCAGAATTTTAACACGGCCGTTCGCCGCCTGGCACGCCTGCTCAACTGCAACTGCACGGCGGACAAGGGGCTGCTCGTGACGCTCCGCTTTGCGGACGAGGGGATCGACAAGCTGCGCGAGACAGCCGGAGACGATCCCGACAAGCTCCGCGATGCCGCAGAGCATCAGGCGATGCTCTGGCTGCGCCGCATGCGCCGCAAGGACAAGGGCGTGATCCCGTTTTACACGCTTTCGGCGAGCGACATGGACGGAGACACCGGCGAGCTGGTGCGTCTGCACGTGCATATCTGCATGGAGACGGACGGGAGCCTCAGCTGGGATACGCTGCGGGACGCCTGGACGCTCGGGAGCGTCAACATCCGCAGCCTCCGCGGGCAGGACGACTACAGCCCGATCGCCTACTACATGCTCAAGCAGGTGCGGCGTGTGCCGGACCGCAAAAAATACAAAGTCAGCCGCGGGGCTGCTCTGCCGACGACGGAGGAGCGAGAGGTCGTGCTGTGCACCAAGATGCGCGCGCCGAAGGGCGCGAGAGTGCTGGAGGAGCGCTACGTCGAGGGCGAGGCCGGGGCATATCTGCGCTATGTGCCCCGCAAGCGCGGCAAAAAGCTCGGCGGGCACAAAATGACAGCCCGGGAACTGCTGGAAAGCGGCGAAAATCGAGAAAAAGAAAGTTGACTCGCGGTCCGCGCGGGGGCATGCGCAGGCGCGGACCAAACAAACGCGCGCGCGGATGGGATATGCCGCGCCGATCATACGGGAGGACTCTGCCTGAGCGGCGCTCCGGCAGGGATGGGACCGCTATGCCGCAACGGTATAGCAGATATCGTGCATACAAGGGAGGCGAGGGGATGAGTTTCCGGCGGATGAGCGGGATCCGGCTGCCGTACCGGCGGCAGGGCCTGATCTACTTTACGCTGCTGAGCTACGAGGACATGGGCAAAAAGGGCAAAAAACGGATCGACGCCAAGCTGCTCGAGGCGGCCTACGGCGAGGAGGCCTTCGCCGCTGCGCTGCGGGATTGGTGCTGCGGCAAAATGACGGTGCAGGCGGCGGCGATCGCGCACGGCGTCAGCGAGAGCACACTCTACCGGGCGCGCAAGCGGCTGTATGAGGCATGGTAACGCGGCAAAAAAGTTGACGGCAACTAACACGGCTACCGTGGTATCCTAACGGCAAACAGGGAGGGATGCACATGGGCAGAAAAAAGGCATACAAGCCCGCAGCGCTTCGGCGCGCGGTGCAGGAATACTTTGCAGCGCTGCGCTACCGGGAGCCGGTCTACCGCGAGGAGCCGGTGCTGGACGACGACGGGCAGCCGGAGTTTGACCGGTACGGACACCCGGCGACGCGCTTTGTCCGCGTGGTGACGGAGGACGGGACGCCAGCCAGCAGGACGAGCTGGGTCAGCCCGCCGACGATCACGGGGCTGTGCGGGAGGCTGGGAATCAGCCGACAGACGTGGAGCAAGTATCTGGCCGCTGAGGAGACGCACGAGATCTGCGACGAGGCCAAGCGGGTGATCGAGACGTACCTGCAGGAGCGGCTCGAGGACAAAAACTCCGCAGCGGGCGCAAAATTTGCGCTGCAGGCAAACTACGATTGGCGCGAGCGGCGAGAGATCAGCACCGACGCGCCGACGAGAGCCGCGATCGCGGGCGGCGAGATGACGATGGACGACAAGCTGGCGCTGCTGCGCGAGATCCAGGGCATGCAGCTGCCGGTGACGGAGGGGACACATGACAGCGACGATACTGTTTGAGCGGCTGCGGCAGCTCAAGCCGATCCCGGCGGAGATCGACGACACGATCCTGCTGGACTGGCTCAACCAAGTGGAGGGGCAGATCCTCCACGAGATCTTTTTGCTGGCCTTAAGCGAGATCACGCCGTATTCGGCGACGCCAACCGAGGCGCTGGCCGCGCCGTATCCCTACGACGGGATCTATTGGCTGTGGATGGAGGCGCAGGTCGACTTTGCCAACGGCGAGTACGAGCGCTACACCAACACGATGCAGCGGTATAACACCGCATGGAACGATCTGGCGCGGCACATTGCCAAGTGCATCCGGCCGGTATACGGCAGGGCCGTGGAGCAGGGCTATTACCTGAGCGCCTACGGGATCGCGAAGGCGCACGGCTACACCGGCACGGAGGCCGAGTGGCTGGACAGCCTCAAGGGCGCAGCAGGCGCTCCGGGCAAGGACGGCAAGCCCTTTCGCTGGCGCGGGGCGTGGGATGCCTCGACGTCATACGCCAAGCTCGACGCCGTGGAGCACAACGGCAGCTGCTACGTCTGGACAGACGATGCCGACAGCACGGCCGGAGACGAGCCGGGCGTGGACGAGCTGTGGGAGCTGTGCGCGGCCAAGGGAGCCAAGGGGGCCAAGGGAGATCCCGGCGCAGCGGGTGCGCCGGGACCGCAGGGGCTGACCGGCCCGCAGGGTCCGCAGGGCGAAAAAGGCGAAAAGGGAGACACCGGGCCGCAGGGTCCGCAGGGACCGTCCGGGGGCAGCGCGGAGCTGCCGCCGGTGCTGGGCAACTTTAACGCGGCGATGCAGGATGCAGCAGCCGGGTCTATCCCAGTCTACGCCGGAGACGAGGCGTGGGAGATCGAAAAGATCATCATGGAATACAACGAAAATACGCCCCTGAGCGGGTACATCCCGGATACGGCGTGGGTGGCGGCGTATATGGCAGCGCAAAAGGCGCTGCTCAAGCTGCTGCCCGATAGCGCGGCAGCAGACGCCGGAAAGCTGCTGCAGGTCGGAGCGGATGGAAATGCAGCGTGGGGGAATAGACTGCCGACGGCGCTGAAAAACCCGGCTGCGCTGACATTTACAGGCGCGGCAACCGGGACATACGACGGCTCCGAGGCGCTGACGATCACGATCCCCGAGGGCGGCTCCGGTGGGAGCACCGGCGGTGGGCTGCGGAAGATGAGCGCCGTAGCCAACTATATCGGCATCCCGGTTGCCGAGCTGCCGCAGGACGGCACAGTTTGGATGTGCATCTCCAAAGGAGACGGCGCAGAGCTATACTCCGGTACCGTCACCATCGAGGGCGGAAGCCTCACGGCAAACAACCTGATCGCCGTGAGCAGCGGCTCCGTCATCCAGCTCAATCAGGCAACGACTATCGGCGCTGGCTTTGTCATATACGGGATGTCTGCGACGGATTACGTCGGCGTGTGGCAGCAGGTTGGGGCAGGAAGCGCAGCCATCAACTGGCGCGGAGAGTACTCTGCACAAACGGCGTATAACCGGCTGGATGCCGTGTCCTACGAGGGCAGCAGCTATGTATTTGCCTCCGATACCCCTGCCACAGGGGCTATCCCCGGCGTTGATGGAGAGTGGCAGCTGATGGCGCAGAAGGGAGACTCCGGCACGGACCTCTCCCTCGGCGTGACCGGCGCGACGGTCGGGCAGATCGCCAAAATCACAGCGGTCGACGCGAGCGGGAAACCGACCGCGTGGGCACCGGTGGATATGCCGAGCGGGGGCGGGAGTCCCAGTATGTCGAGCGATTGGACGCTGTTGGCAGATATTACACTCTCCGAGGATTCTGCGGTTATTAAAATCGATAAAACCGCAGCGGGCGACTCGTTTTCGATTCGTGAGCTGGCGTTTTTTGGGGAGGTAAAGTGTGACACAATAAACAAAGAACTGACGCTATGGTTAAACGGTCAAATCGGATATGGGCATCCTGTTGTTTACCTCGGAAAAGTTCTCAACGCTGCTGAAGCTGGCACGGAATACCTTGCAGTGTATGTTGAAATGCTTCCGGAATGCGTTTTTTCCAGAACGCAGCACTGTCAGTACAATTCAGGGGTTGGCTCTAACCCACCATCTTTCTCGGCGTCACACTTGCGTGATAAATCGCAAATTGCCTATGCGCCCATTGGAAATCCCTTAACTGTTTTTGCGATAGCGCCGTGGGAAAGTGGGAAAAGTGGAGTTTTTAAGGCTGGAACATCATTAAAATTTTACGGGAGACGATGAGGATGAAGATTTGTGAAAACAGCGTAATCCGCGAAATGACAGCCGAAGAAATCGCGGAAATGGAGGAGGTTCGGCTCCGCTACGAAGCGGAAGAAAAGCATCGCCCATACACAATCGGCGAGGTGAGTGAAATGCTCATCCGCCAGCAAATCAACACGCTTTCCGTGGACGACGCAGCCGCCATCCGCATGAAAGACTACTATCCCCCGTGGGAGAGCGGCAAGGCGTACACCGCCGGAAACGGTTGCCCGGTGGGCTATAAGGTAGTCCGTAACGGCCGCCTTTGGAAGCTCCGACAGGAGCACACATCACAAGATAACTGGGCGCCAGGCGAGACCGGAACGGAATCCCTCTGGAAGGAAATCTGCGAATCCCACGACGGCACGCAGTACGATCCGATCCCCTACAACGGCAACATGGAATTGGAAAATGGCAAGTATTACACGCAGAGCGATGTGCTGTATAAGTGCACCCGCGATACTGGGAATCCGGTTTATAATTCGCTGGCGGAGCTGGTGGGAATTTATGTGGAAGTGGTCACGGCATGATCTACTTTGTACCCGGTATGGAGATTGAGGAGGGGATGCGGTACACCGACGGGATACGGCGGTATATCGCGATCCGGTCCGGGCAGGCGTTGAGCCTGACGGACGAGTACTATTTTGAGGCGCTTTAGCGCCGGGAGGAGGACAAGATGCAGCAGTATCAGTGCCTGTTGGTGGCAAACGAGTGCTACCAGCGCGGGAGGATGATGACGCCGACCAAGATCGTGGTGCACAGCACGGCGGCAAACAATACGAGCATCAGCCGGTACGTGCAGCCCGCGCCGGGGCAGACGGCCGGGCTGATGCAGTATCAGCCGCAGGAGCGCAAGCTGACGGCAGCCGAAACGAAAGCCGTCCTCGGCGAAAACCGCTACGGCAACGACTGGAACCGGGGAGGCCTGTACGTCTGCGTGCACGCCTTTCTCGGCAAGCTGGCCGACGGCAGCCTCGCAGTATGTCAGACGCTGCCGTGGAAGATGCGGTGCTGGGGCGTCGGCTCCGGGCGCAAGGGCAGTTACAACGACTGCGCGATCCAGTTCGAGATCTGCGAGGACGATCACCGCGACGCGGCCTACTGCCGCGAAACGTTTGAGCTGGCGGCAGAGCTGTGCGCCCACCTGATGCGGGCCTATCCCACGATCACGGAGATCGTAAGCCACAACGAGGCCGGGCAGCGGGGCTACGGCTCCGATCACAACGACCCGGATAACTGGTGGCCGCGGCACGGCTACACGATGGGGATGCTGCGGCGGCGCGTGGCGGAGCTGCTGGCGGGCAAGCCGCAGCCCGCGCCGGAGCCGAGCGCAAAGGAAATTTACCGCATCCGCAAGAGCTGGGGAGACGCAGCCAGCCAGATCGGGGCATACAGCGATCTCGGCAACGCGATTGCGGCCTGCCCGACGGGCTACAGCGTATACGGCCCCGGCGGCAAGGCGGTGTATTCCGGCGGAACGACGGTCGTGCCCGACAACAAAGTGCAGCCGCCGAAGCAGTACACGGCTGGATACCGGCGCGGCTACGCCGTCCGGGCAAACGGCGGGCTCAACCTGCGCAAGGGACCGGGCACGCAGTACACCAGCATCCGCGTGATGCCGGACGGCAGCAAGTGCAGCTGCTACGGATACCACACAGGCGAGTGGCTGTACGTTGTCGACGCAGCGGGCGCGACCGGGTACGCTAAGCTCGAGTATCTGGAGAGGCGGTGAGGCGGTGACGCAGGAGGAGATCGCAGTCAAGCTCAAGGAGACGGAGGACCGCAGCCGGAGCAATGAGCGCCGCATCGAGGGCCTCGAGCGGGACCAGCGGGCATTAAACCAGCTGGCCACGAGCGTGGCCGTGATGGCGCAGGAGCAGCAGACGATCCGGAGGGACGTGGCCAAGAGCGGCGAGGACATCAAGGCGGTGCGCAAGAGCATCGAGGCACTGCAGGCAGCGCCCGGAAAGCGCTGGGAAAAGGTCGTGGAAAAGATCATCCTCGTGGCAGTCGGCGCGGTCGTCGCGTGGCTGCTGGCGCGGATGGGCATCAAATGAGGAGGACAAGAACATGAGGAACTGGAAAAAGTGGCTCAAGGCCGCCGCGATCCGCGCCGTGAAGACGGTGGCGCAGACGGCCGTGGCGACGATCGGCACGAGCGCCGTGCTCAGCGAGGTCAACTGGGCCGTTGTGGCCAGCGCCTCCGCGCTGGCGGGCGTGCTCAGCCTGCTGACCAGCGTGGCGGGCCTGCCGGAAGAAAAAACCGAATAAGGCCGGAAAGAGAGCGCTCTGCGGGAAACCGCGGGGCGCTCTTTTTGCATGCTTACGCGGCAGTGCAAGTTGACGGTAACTAACACGGCTTTTGGGGTAAAATGGCCAAAACCGGTGAGAGGAGGGGACAGCATGGCAGACAGCAGAGACGGCTACGCGGGGAAGATCGGCCACGGCGGACAGCAGTACGTCAAGGCACCTTTTGCCAAAAAGCCGACGGCGGATCAGAGCCGGATCCACACCGGCACGGACCTGCGCATGACGGCAGGCAAGAAGCTCAGCGGCAACGCGGGCAGCAACAAGTGACGCCCTGAGGGGCAGAAAGGGACAACATGGACTGGTATCAGAAGTTTGGGCTGCCGCAGCCCGAAGATGGCGCGAACGAGCAGGGAGCCGCCGCCCCTGACGCTGACGAGACTTCGGCAGGCGAAAACGGGCAGGAGGTCGCCGAACCTGCAGAAACCGAAGGAGCGGAAGATCACGCGGCAGAGACGCAGCCGGAAGCGGAGGACGCTCCGCAGGAGGAGGCGCAGCAGCCGCAGGACAAGGAGACCCGCCGCCAGCAGGCTGCGGCCCGCAGAGAGCGGGAGCAGCGGCAGGCAATCGACGCCGCACTGGCGTCCGAGCGGGCCAAGTGGGAAAAAGAGGTCTTTGGCAAGGCCGGGATCAAGGATCCGTTTACGGGCAAGACCGTGGAAAACATGGAGGACTGGAGAGCATTCCAGGCCGCCACGGCCAACGCCAAGCTGGCAAATGACCTCAAGGCCGGACGGCTGACACCGGAGGGGCTGCAGCAGGCCCTGATGCAGTCGCCGGAGATCCAGCAGATCCTCAGCGGGGCCAAGGAGGCGCAGCAGCGCGCCGAGGCAGCTGAGCAGAGAGCCGGAGCGCAGGAGTTTTCGCAGCGCCGCGACACGGAGCTGGCGGAGATCCGCCGGATGAACCCCGCTATCAAGTCGCTGGACGACATCATGGCGATGGAGACCGGCTCCAAATTTGCCGATGCGGTACGCCGAGGCAACAACTACGTAGACGCATACCGGCTGGCAAACTTTGATGCCCTGCAGCGCGGCCAGCGCGCAGCGGGAGAACAGGCAGCGCGAAACGCTGCGGCCGGGCTGCAGCATCAGCAGCGGACACGGCAGACGACCGGAGACACCCCGGCACCCGTCCCGGCAGGGGTCAAGGCCTTTTACAAGGCGCTCAACCCCAATGCGACGGATGCGGAGATCTCCGCACATTACAACAAGACACACAAGGCCGGATAACGGCCGGAAGGAGGACAAATGGCATTTTTACCGCAGAGCTACCGCGACGGTCAGCCTGAGCCGTGGGAATACCTCGAGGCATCCGCCATCGGGGCATGCACCGTCGGCATGGCGCTGACGCTCACGAGCGGCAAGCTTGCAAAGTGCACCGGCGAAACGCGGCCGGACTATATCAGCATGTACGGCGGCACGGTGGCTGCCGGGGACGTGATCCCCTGCATCCGCGTGCACGAGGAGACGATCTTTGAGACGGAGTGGAGTGTGGCCAACACCGGCGCGGCCGTCGGCCAGATGGTGACGATCGACACGACCGGCTCCAAGGCCACGGCGACCACGACAAACGGCGTCTTTGAGGTCGTGAGCTACAAGGGCACGGCGATCGGCGACACGGTCCGCGGCAGATTTATTCGCCCGGGCACGGTGACGAGCACGGGCTAACAGACAGGAGGGGAAATATTTGGCAGGAATTATCGTTTCGGAATCCAGCAACGTGACCAACTCGCTCTTTGGCGAGCTGCAGTCTCCGCTGCGCATGCTCTTGGAGAGAGAGTATGAGGCGTGGATGCAGAAGGAGGGCAACGCACTGCAGGATCTCTTTGTCAACATGCCGATCACGACGGCGAGCACCACGCTCGGCGGATTGACCGGCAGCAACAGCTTTGAGCCGGTCGGCGAGAACGGCGCGTATCCGCAGGGCGGCATCGAGGAGGGCTATTTTAAGACCTTCCGGCCGGTGACGTGGAAGGGCAGTTTCTCGATCTCCATGGAGATGATGGAGGACAAGCTCGACAGCGTGCTCAAGGGCCAGCCGATCCAGTTCCTGGACGACTACTGGCGAGCACGATCCAAGTTCTTCTGGGGTCTGCTCGGTACGGCGCTGCAGAACAACGACACGATGCAGCTCGGCGTCGAGACCTTCTCGACGAAGACCAAGGACGACGTGAAGCTGTTTTCGCAGTCGCATAAGATCAAGCGCACCGGCAAGACGCAGAGCAACGCATTCTCCAACGCGTTCTCTGAGACTAACCTCGGCCTCGTGGCGACGGCAATGCAAAATCTCAAGACCGACAGCGGCGAGCCCGCGGGCCTTGAGCCGGACACCATCATCATTCCGAACGACGCCAAGGCCAAGGCCGACGTTTTCGGCGTGCTGGGTGCGTTCCACGACACCGGCACGGCCGCGAGCAACAAGTTCAATTACCAGTTCGGCAACTGGAACGTGATCATCGCGCCGTACCTCAACGCCTACATGGGGACGAGCGGCTACCCGTGGATCCTCGCCGATCTGTCGTACAACAAGCGCTACTACGGCGCCGTGGATGTCGACCGCAAGCCGCTGACCGTGCGCAGCGAGATTGCCGAGAACGACGCGAACGTATGGAAGGGCAACGCCCGATTCACGGGCGGCTTCTACGATTACCGCGCCTTCGCGGCCGCGGGCGTGAGCTTTGGAAGCTCGCTCACCTGAGGGAGCATGAGTAAGTAAAAAGGGGGCAGGGAAATGGACGACAAGGCGCTGCAGGCTGCGCTGTGGTACAAGCAGCTGTGCGAGAGCAACAACGCCGTTTTCCTGCCCCTGTTTTTTGACCATCACCGGCACCTGATCCTGATGGGCGGCGGCGGCAGCGGCAAGTCGATCTTTGCAGGCCGCAAGGTGCTGGAGCGCTGCGCGACGGAGCCGGGGCACAGGATGCTCGTGGTGCGCAAGGTCGCCAAGACGCTGCGCGAGAGCTGCTTTGACCAGCTCAAGGCGCAGGCCATGCAGTACTACGGCCCGGCGATCAGAATGATCCCGCGAGGCAAGAGCGGCGACATGTACATCACGTTTACCAACGGCAGCGAAATTTTGTTTGCCGGACTGGACGACGTGGAAAAGCTCAAGTCCATCCACGATATCTCGGGCATCTGGATCGAGGAGGCGAGCGAGCTGCTGGAGGGAGACTTTAATCAGCTGGACATCCGCCTCCGCGGCGAGAGAAAGTATTACAAGCAGATCATCATCTCGTTTAACCCGATCTCCATCACGCATTGGCTCAAAAAGCGGTTTTTCGATCGCGAGGACGCACGCGTCGTGACGAGCCGGACGACGTACAAGGACAACCGCTTTCTGCCGGAGGAGGACCGCCTGACGCTGGAGGCATTCCGCGAGACGGACCCGTATTATTATCAGGTATACTGCCTCGGGCAGTGGGGCGTGCTGAGTCAGACGATTTTCTGGCGCGCCATCCTGATGGATCGGCTGCTGCACTGCAAAAAGCCGATCCGGCGCGGGAGATTTGCCTACCGCTACGACGAGACCGCGATCACGGACGCAGCGTTTACGGACGCGGAAGACGGCGAGACGCTCGTCTGGGAGGAGCCAAAGGCGGGACACCCTTACGTCATCGGGGCGGACACGGCGGGAGAGGGGTCGGACTGGTTTGTCGCCTGTGTCATCGATAACAGCACGGGGCGGCTCGTGGCAAAGTACCGCACGAGGACCGACGAGGATCTGTTTGCCCGTGAGGTATGGTGCCTCGGCATGTGGTACAATCAGGCCCTCGTTGGCATCGAGGCCAACTTTTCGACGCATCCGATCAAGGAGCTTTCACGGCTGCGGTATCCGCGGCAGTTCGTGCGGCAGGTCGAGGATAGCCTGACGCATGTGGTGCGCGAGGCGCTCGGCTTTAAGACGGACCGTCTGACGCGGCCGGTCATCATCGCGGAGCTGCAGGGGATCATGCGTGAGCATCCGGAGCTGATCGATGACGAGGACTGCCTCAACGAGATGCTTACATTTGCCCGCAACAGCAAGGGCCGGCCGGAGGCGGTCGAGGGCGCGCACGACGACTGCGTGATGGCGCTGGCGATCACCTACTATGTGCGCCAGCAGCAGCGGGCGACCGTAGAGACGAGGCACAAGCGCGTCAAATGGGACAAAGATCAATGGGAGGACTACAGATCGGCCGACGCCACGGAGCGGGCCTATCTGATCGGCAAATGGGGCAACCCGTTTTGAGATAGGAGGATAACATGCTGCAAAATATCCGACAGCTGGCGGGAGAGCCGCCGGAGCTGACCGGCAACGCCGCGGCTGACACGGCCGCGCTCAACCGCTGGCACCGCAAGCTGATGGCGGGCCTTGAATATCTGTTTTGCGAGGTCGAAAACCAAATGGACGCGCTCACCGGCGACCGGGCCGCCATGGCGGAGCGAAAGATGCAGGCCGCGAAAAAGCGGCTGGAACGGGGGAGACAGAATGGGTAGACTGCCGGGCATGGCCTATAGCTCCGGGATCACGCGGTCGCAGCAGGTGCAGTTCGGCGGGCTGCGGCATCACCCGAACGCCGGGGACGGCGAGATCTATGACATGGAGAATATGAGCGCGCGGGACTATCCCCTGCTGCGCTCTCGCGATAAGCGGCGGAACGCCGGGACGCTGACCGGCGCAACGGAGATGTTTTTTGACAACCACGCAATGTGGTACGTCGATGCGGACGGCTGGCTGTGGTACAAGTGGGCGCTGCTCAACATCAAGGCAGCATACATCGGGGCGGGAGAAACGAAATTCGTTCGATTTGGAGACCGCATCGTGCTGATGCCGGCCAAAAAGCTGGTGCAGGCAAAATACACCGTCAAGGGGAAGGCAGACAATCCGGAAGCACTGCCGACGAGCGCCGAAAAGGGAACGGCATACGTCATCAACACCAATCCGAACGATCCGCAGAACCCGAAATGGTCGCTCTTTGTGTGGACCGGGGACGAGTGGGACAGCAGCATGGGAGCGTGGGTCGTGAGCATGGAGGCGGAGCTGACGGCGACCAAGATCACGATCTCGGACGGAACGATCTACGGAGCCGCCGCCACGGCCAATACGCTGACGATCAATCTCCCGGCATCGGCCGATTTTGCAAAGGCGGGATTCCAGGTCGGAGACGCCGTGGAGATCGACGGCCTGACCACGGAGCCGGACAACAACAAGATCGCGATCATCCGCGAGATCGGCTCAAAGAGCCTCATCTTTTCGGATTATTGCTTTAAGATCCCGCTGAGCTCCAGCGGCGAGAAGCAGACCTCGTACAGCGAGACGGGGACGATCACGCTGCGGCGAAGCGTGCCGGACATGGACGTGTGCTTTGAGTTTGAAAACAGGCTGTGGGGCGCGGACAAGAAGGAGATCTTTGCCAGCGCGCTCGGCGATCCAACGAACTTTTACGTTTTTGACGGGCTGAGCACGGACAGCTGGTATGTGGAGCTGCAGACCCGCGGCGAGATCACGGGCGGCGTCGGCTGGCATTACCCCACGTTTTTCCGCGAGGGCTATATCCTGCGGATCTACGGGGCGGACGCCACGACATTCCAGACGAGCGAGATCCTTGCGCCGGGCGTGGCGCACGGCATGCAGAACAGCCTCGGCGCAGCGGGCGGGCTGCTGTTTTACTACTCGCCGCAGGGCATGATGGCCTACGACGGAGATTACCCGCAGGATCTGCAGCAGGTTTTTGGGCCGGATGAGTACAGAGGCGGCCTCGCACAGAGCGACGGAACGGACTACTACATCCAGCTCAAAAAGCCGGGCGCGGCGCCGCAGAGACTATACCACTACGACGGGCTGCGCGGCATCTGGACCGTGGAGGACAGCCCCGACATCGACAGCATGGCGCTGACGGAGGGCGCGGAGACGCTGCTGCCGTCCATCATCGCAATGACGACCGGCAAGGCGCTGACGACGCTCAAGGGGCCGGGCGGCCCGAAAAACACGGCGGCCGTGGAGAGCTTTGTGGAGTTTGCGGACTTTACGATGGAGTCGCCCAACCGGAAAGCCGTGAGCAAACTGCTGCTGCGGCTGAGCCTGACGGGCGCGAGCGTGACCGTCAAGATCCAGTACGACAGCAGCGGGACGTGGAAAAGCGTGGCGACGCTGACCGCAGCGGGCAAGCGGAGCTATTACCTGCCGGTCGTGCCGCACCGGTGCGACCATTTCCGCATCCGCATCGAGGCGACGGGCGAGTGGGCGCTGCACAGCCTCGCCATCGAATACTACGCCGGAAGTGCGCTGCATTAAGGAGGCAACATGGACAACGCAAAAAAGACCCTGCACAAGTGGCAGGACAAGCTGGACCGCAACCTGCAGGCCTACGCCGGGGAGCTTGACAAGATGGACGCGCGCGAGGTGCAGTACAAGGGCGGCCACGCGCTGCGGCCGCTCATCGAAAACGGGATCGACGAGCCGACGGAAACGCCGCATGTATGGAACATCACGAGCGAAAACATCGAATCGGAGATCGATAACAGTATGCCGACCGGGAAGGTAACGCCGAGCCGCCAGCAGGACAACCTGCTCGGCAAGATGATCGAGGCTATGCTCCTGGACGAGCTGGACCGGCTGCCAGCGGAGCGCATCAACGACCGCGCAGAGCGCACCTGCAAGGTGCAGGGCGGCGTGCTGTATCTCGTGGAGTGGGACAGCGCGCAGCGGACGCACACGACCGTCGGCGAAAACAGCATCACGGTGCTGCATCCCAAGCGCTACATCCCGCAGGATGGCGTGGAAGAGCCGGAGGACATGGACTACATGTTTCTCCGCATGCCGCAGACCAAGGGCTACGTCAAGCGCCGGTACGGCGTGGACGTCTCGAACGAGACGGAGGAGGACGCCAGCCTGCGCGGCGAGGAGGCCAGCACGGCCGAGGACCTCGTCACGCTGGAGACAGCCTACTACCGCAACGAGCACGGCGGCGTCGGACGCATCGTCTGGGTGGGCGACACGGTATGCGAGGAGCTGGAGGACTGCCAGAGCCGCCGCCTGCGCCGCTGCAAAAAGTGCGGACAGACTGAGGCGGACTCGGCAAACTGGAAGATGGTCGGCCCGACCGTAAACGGCGAGTACCCGCAGGGCCTGCCGCCGGAGCGGCGGAGAAAGGACGCCTGCGCCTACTGCGGCGCGCGCAGCTGGGAGGAGACGGACGAGGAAGGACGCTGGATGACCATCGCCGACCTGCGCGAGAAGGGCGTCCGTGAGGATGTGCTGAACCGTCTGCAGGGGATGGCTGCACCGGAGCAGGCTGCGGCAGAGCCGGACTTTACGCCGGACGAGACAGCCGTGGGTGCAGCGGGTAGTTTGACGCCGGAGGCAGAAAACGGCGCAGAGACGATTCTGGGGCCTGCGACGCTGCCTCCGTACAACACGCAGACGCAGGCAGAAACGGAATACTGGGTGCCATACTATCGCCCGAACATCTACCCCGTCGTGCTGCAGCGGAATGTGACCGCATGGGGAACGTTCCTGGGCGAGAGCGACTGCGACAAGATCCGGGACCAGCAGAACACGGTGAATCACCTGAGCCGCAAGATGATCACGCGCATCTCGAAATGGGGTACGAAGATCGCGATGCCGGACAATCCCGGCCTCCGCATGGACGGCCAGGATCAGGAGCTGTGGTACATGCCGCAGTCCGATCTGGCGCAGGTCAAGCAGTTTGATTTTACCGGCGACCTCGAGTGGCCGTATGCGTACCTCAATCACGTCTACGAGGAGAGCCGCCGGATCCTCGGCATCACGGACTCGTTCCAGGGCAGGACGGACACGACGGCGACGTCCGGCAAGGCCAAGGAGTTCTCCGCCGCGCAGGCGGCCGGCCGCATCGAATCGAAGAAAATCATGAAGAAGGCCGCGTGGGCCGAAATCTTCGAGCGGCTCTTCCGCAACAAGCTCGCCTACTGCGAGGAGCGGCGGAAGATGCACGGCAAGAATGAGATGGACACGGAATGGAACTCGTGGGCGTTTCTGGAGTGCGACGAGGCGGGGGAGCTGTACTGGAACGATCAGTTCCGCTTTTCGTGCGACAACGCTTCCGGCCTGGCCGCGAACCGAGAGGCTATGTGGCAGGAGATCACGCAGCACCTGCAGAGCGGCGCTTACGGCAACCCGAGTGAGCCGCAGACGCTGATCCGATACTGGTCGCAAATGGAAATGCAAAATTACCCCGGCGCGGGGACGATCAAAAAGCTGCTCGAGGAGCAGGCTGCGCAGCAGCAGGCGCAGGCGATGGCCATGCAGTCGCAGCAGGCTATGCAGCAGCAGATGGGTATGCAGCAGGGCATGCAGTAAGGAGGGACCATGCAGTACGGATACAACAAGGATACGGACTACAAAAAGCTGATGGACGACGCGGCCGCGAAGGGTAATTATGCGCAGGCCGCGATCTATGAGCAGATGCGAAACGAAAAGATCGCGGGCGAGGGCCTGAACCAGTGGGCGCAGACGAACCAGTACGCCAACTACCTGCAGGGAGCCGGGGCAAACACCGGCTGGAAGAACCCCTATCAGGAGGAGCTGGACGCTGCGATCAAGCGCCTGCAGGAGAACAGCGGCGGGGCCTACAAATGGGACCCCGAAAACGACACGGCCATGCAGGAGTACCGCAAGACCTACCTGCGCGAGGGCGACCGGACGATGCGCGACACGCTGGGAGCCTACGCCAAGCAGACGGGCGGCCTTGCCTCCACGCAGGCCATTGCGGCGGCCAGTCAGGCGGCTGACAACTACAAGGCGCAGCTGGCCGACAAGGTCCCGGAGCTGGAGCAGCAGGCCTATAACCGATGGTACAACGAGAAGCAGACGGCCCGGCAGGATCAGTACAATTACCTCTCGGCCCTGATGAACGCGGGCAGCGCCGCGCAGAGCGACTACAGCCTGCGCATCAATGAGGCGCTCAACCGCTGGCAGCAGCTCGGATATGCGGACGATCAGGTGTCGAGCGTGCTGGGCGTGGGCGTGGGGACGCCGACGACCGACCAGAGCTACCAGAATTGGCAGAAGATGCAGGCGCAGCAGGACGCCGACTGGCAGCGCGAGCAGTGGAGATACCAGCAGGAGCTGGACAAGTACACCCAGAACGAGCAGCAGCGCCAGAACGCCTATAACCTCGCCATGACGATGCTGCAGCTGGGCCAGATGCCGAGCGCGGAGATGCTGGCACAGGCCGGGATCAGCGGCGAGGACGCGAAGCGCATCCTCGCGGGCGTGCAGGCGCAGAGCGGCGGGTACAGCGGCGGTTCCGGCGGCTCCGGCGGAAGATCCGGCGGCGGCTCGTACAGCTCCGGAGGCGGAAGCGGGAGCGGATCGGGAAGCGGGGGCGGGACAACGGGAGGCACAGACGGGAATACGCCGACGATTGCAGACAGCAGCCAGCTCAGCGCGCTGGGGCAGCAGTATTACCGGGATATCGTCAGCTCGTCGAGATATCCGCGCAGCGCAGAGGATCAGTACGCGGCGATGGAATCGATCTTTAACCGGATCACGCAGGACTATAACGCCGGGCATCTGACGCTGGCGGAGAAAAACTATCTCGCCTCGCTTTGGGGCGTGAACTAAGGAGGAGCCTATGCCGAGGGACGCAATGGCCGAATGGCTGGCGAAACGGAATGCAGAGAAAGCTGCGCAGCGCGCGACCCCGGAGCACGGGGCCGTGCGTCAGGCGCAGATCAAGGTAGATCAGATCCTGGAGCAGGCGAAGAAAACGACGACGGCGTTGACCGGGGTAAAGACGGGAAAAACGGAAAAGTCCTCTACGCCGGTACGGCAGGAGGAGGGGCGCGACGCAATGGCCGAATGGCTCGCGGCGCGCAAAGAATCCAAGGTGCAGCAGATCGCAGAGCAGGGAAAGTACGCTGTGCGAAATGTGGGGTCGCTGTACAAGGCTGCGACCGGCATGTGGGGCGAGCTGCGAAAGGCGAACGAATGGCAGGGGCTGGGCGTGGATGCCGGGATCCGTCAGGGGTATCAGGCACGCGTGCCGGTGCGGGGCGGGAGCCAGCTGCAGCAGCAGGCGGAAAACGCTTTGCAGATGGACAAGACAGGGCCGTACCGCCAGAGGCTGACGAGAGTCCGCGGGGAATCGCTTGAAAAGCTGTTCACGGACAGCCTGAACCAGAACCAGACGGCGGAACAGCACGGCCAGACCATCCGGCAGGAGCTGCAGGAGCTGCGGACTGCCGGGGAAAGCGGAACGGACGCCGCAGCCGCGAAGGAAAAGTGGGACGATGTGGCCAGCCGCCTGTATTATCTGGCCTACAGCCAGAGCATGAGCGCAGACGAGTACAACAAGCTCGTGAGCGAGGTATATGACACCTACGACGCATACCGAAGCGGGGTCAAGGGCCGCAGCTTCGGCCAGCGCGAACAGAAGTGGACGGACGCACTGCGCGGGCCGGTGATGGGAGACGAAAACTACACCGCAGCGGGCAAGGCGCAGCAGAACGCCATGCTTGCCGCAGCGGGTGGCATACCGACCGACCGGAATACCTTTGGCTATGAGCTGCGCTACAACCAGAGCACGACGCGCGAAAACATCCAGTACAAGAGCGTCGACCAGCTGCTTGACGCAGCGGGCAAGCATGTGGACCCGCAGGCGGACGTGACGAGCCAGTCGCAGGGCGCGGCGACGGACGCTGCGATCTTTGGGTATCTGGCCAACGTGGCCATGACGCAGGAGCAGTACGACCGGTACATGCAGGTGCTCGACAGATACGCCAAAAACGCTCCGGCGACACGGGCCGTCAGCGGCTACGGGACGAGCGACGTGGTCAGCCAGCTGGAGACCTACCGCCAGCAGCGCGAGGCCAACGGCCTGCGCGCGAATGAGAAGGGTGCGGAGGATGCGCTCAACAGCTACCCCGAGATGTCGGCGGGTTCCTTCCTCGACCAGGTGGCGAGCGGCTCGGAGCGGGCGCGCGACAACCTGTTCCAGAAGTACCCGGCCGGACTGGAGCAGCTGCTCGTCCGCGGAGGGGGCTACGCCGGGAAGGCGCTGGGCAGCCTGCTCAACGGCTTCGGCGCGTTTGAAAACGATCTGGGCGATTACTTCGCCGAGGGCGGCGAGGAAAACATCAACTACCAGAATCCGGAATGGCAGGAGGCAAAGTATCAGGATTGGGTGCGCGGACGCGAGACGTCTGACCTGCTGCAGAACGGCGGCAAATTTGAACGCTGGGCGGCAGAGCAGATCTCCGGCCTGACGACGGCCGCGCTGGAAATGGCGGCCGCCTCCACAATTGCCGGAGCGGCGACGGGGACGATGGCTAATTTTGCGGGTGGTAGCCGACAGGTATCACCGCTTGTGACGAACGCGGCTACAAAGGCTGAGAAGTTCGCACAGATGGCCAGACAGGGCAGCAACATCGTGACGAGCAGCTTCGCGGCGATCAACTCCTACGGCGAGGCAGAGAGCAACGGGGATGCGAGAGGCGAGCAGTTTATCCGCTTCGCCGCGGGCGGTCTGCTGGAATACGGAACAAACATGCTCTTCGGCGGAAACCCGCTGATCGACGCCGGGGACACCGGCAAGGTGACGGAGCTTGTCTACAAGATGACCAACAACGAGACGATCCGAAAGATCGTTTCATCCGCGGCATTTGATCGCATCGGCGAGGGCTTCGAAGAGGTGGCCTCTGCGATCGGCTCGGCCGCGCTGGACTATGCGCTGACCGGCGAGGCAGACTTGAGCTGGGACGAGCTGCGGGATGAGTTTATCTCCGGCTTTGCACTGGCGATGATCCTGAGCATCGGACCGGACACGGCCGAAGTGCTGGCCAAAAACGACCACGAGGGCAACGCCAAGCGCATCACGATGTTCGACGCGGCGGCGCAGAGCGACCGCGGAGAGCTGAACCTCCAGATGGAAAAGTACGCCGTCGAGTTTCTGGCGGGCGACGAGGATCTGATGCTTGCCAACGGATGGGACCATGTGCAGCGCAGCGCAGCCAAGAAGAGCTGGGCGCAGGCCATGAACGAGTACAACACGGTATACCGCAACCTCGTGGATGCCGAGGCATACTGGGCCAAGACCGGAGAGGGGAAGGCATACCGGGGGACGGATGCCGAACGCGTGATCGCGGATGCGAGAGGGAGCATCGAAGGCGTAGACGCCAAGACCTTCTCGGCGGAGACGCTGGAGGAAAATGTGCGGCAGATCCGGCAGGCATGGGACAGTGCAGAGGAGAATGCGGCGAATTTTGCGATGACCGGCCGCATGGATGCAGAGATCGCGAAAATGGCCCGGATAGCCGAGAGCTACCTTGACAAGGCCGTGCAGGATGGCACGATGGATGCCATGACGGCCCTGAACCTCCGAAACGAGCTGAGCATGATCAACGAGGGCGCGACGGCGAACCTGCAGGCGTATCTCAACGCGAGATACGGAGAGGGGACGCCGCAGACCGAGACACAGCAGGAGCCCGTGCAGGAGGCGACGCAGGACGTCAACGTCATCCGCGCGGAAGCGGAAACAAACGCCGCCGTGAATGCGGCAGAAACGGGAGGTATCGACAATGGCAGAACGGAGATTTTTGATGGAGGCAGCCAACGGGATGCAGGTCTGGGTACCGGAGAGCAGACTGGAGGCATGGCAGCAGGAGCAGCAGCGGCAGAAGCAGAGCGGCGGAACACTTACGCCGGAGCAGGAGAAAATGGTCCGGCAAATCGTCGAGCGAATCTACGGCCCGAAGACGCAGCAAGAGCGGAACGGCTGAACCGTTACGCCAGCCTGCAGAGCGACACCAGCCTTGCACAGCTCGTGCGGGGCGGCTCTGACGCCGTGACGCTGGCCGTGATCCCGGAGAGCATGTATGACGACGGGATGCGGGAGGCAAAGCAGGCCGGGGCGAAGCTCGGCGTGGACGTCGTCTTTGTGCGCGGATCGATGGCCATGCAGCGGGGAGACCAGCTGATGCGCATCAACGGCGTGTATGACGCGGCGGCAAAGCGCGCCGTGGTCAGCGCGACGGATATCCAGTACGACGGCGGGCAGCTGGCGCAGCACGAGCTGTTCCACGTCCGGGCAAACAGCGACCCAGCCCTCGTGCAGCAGGCGCTGCAAAAGGTCCGGGAGACGTTCGGCGAGGAAGCGTTCGAGCAGGTGGCGCGCGAGTATGTGCAGAGCTACAGCGGGGCCTATCAGAGCATGGAGGACGTTTACGAGGAGGTCCTCGCGGACGCCTACGCCGGCATGAACCGGTTCCGCGCGGGCGCGACGCAGTTCGCGGAGACCGTGCAGAGCGAAGTGCAGCAGAGCGAGCGGGCATCCGAACCGGCGCAGACCTCGCAGGAGACGAGGGGGAGCCCGGAGGGGAGATTCTCCATTCAGGAGCTGGCAGACGGAGAAAGAATCGCAGTCATCGAAGACGGGCAGGATGAATTCGACCGGGCAAAGCCGTCGCAGTATGCGGCAATAGCAAAACGAGTCATCATGCGGGAGTTTGCTGGGAAGACGCTGCCGTTATCGACAGAGGATTTGGCAAGGGTCAACAGAAATACAGCCGGAGAATATGCCTATCCATCAAACGCACTAAAGGTAGGGTCAACTGAGTACAACGCAAAGATGCGAGCATCAACAGAGCTTGCGGATTTGCTTGCGGTGTCAGAATTTTCGCACTGGGCGAAAGACCACAAAAACCACGACACTGCCGAATTCGGGTTTGATTACTACACAACGAAGTTTGAAGTAGACGGGCATCTGTTTGAGGGGCTTATCAATATAGCAAACTCCAATAGTGGCAGGATCTTATACGATGTGACAAAAATAAGAGAGATCCCCGCTATAAGCAGGAAGCCCGCAACCCTTATGGCGCAGTCAGCCCCCACATTCGGGAATCTCTCTGAAGAGAGCATATCACAAGATCAGGCAGATGTCAAGCAGAGATTTTCGATGTCTGAGCCGGTGGAGCGCGCCGGGAATCTCATTGCGGAGCACAACCTGACACAGGAGAAACTGGAGAAAGCGCTGGAGATCGGCGCGTTTCCGTCGCCGTCCATTGCTATCGTGCAGGCCGAGCAGGGGCATACAAACTACGGAGAGTATTCCGTCGTGTTCCCCGCGTCGACGATCGATCCGGAAGCAGACAGCCGGAACCGCGTGTATGGCGCGGACGCATGGACGCCGACCTCGTCCAACGCAACCGTGGAGTACCGCGTGGACGCGGATGCAAAGCGGGCGTTTGAGCGCAGCATCCGGGAGCTGTCGGCGCAGGTGGCAGACGGTGTGTTCCGCGGAGACAGCACGCTCGGAAAAGCCGGGATCGAAGAGGAAACGACCAAGACAAGCCGGGAAATCGCGGAGCAGATCGCGCAGTATCCGGAGGTCAAGGCGGCTTATCTCGCGGATAAAGGCGAGAATATCAATCCGGTCTACAAGGCCAGGGAGTACGACAACATCGGGAATGCGGTGCTGCAGCGGTATACGGACAACGTAGGCGTGCAGAACCTCGCATGGATCATCGCACAGATGGACATGGGGGACGCGCAGAGCGTGGCCCAGGCGGAGCTGCAGCGTGTGCGTCAGGCGATCGGTGAGGAATATGCAGAGCGGTTTGCAAGGATCCTTGACCGGAAGCCGGAGCGTAAGGCGGAACGGGTCAGCGAGTACGCAGAAAACAAGATGTACAGCAGCATGCGGGCAGAGGACTTTATCCGGCATGCGTGGGAGATGGTGCAGGACGGCGGCCAGAACCGCGGGGACGTGGACAAAATGGCCATGCAGGACGAACTTGACCGCAAAGCGCCGACGCAGGATGTAGCAGTGTGGGCTGAAAAACAGCTGCAGGATGTGATCGGTGAGGGTGGGATCTACAACAATGAGGATCGCTATACAAGCCGAGGCGACCGCAGGAGTTTTGAGCAGACCCACTGGGAGCTGAACGCGGAGAACCTCGTCCGCGCCATGGCACAGGCCGAGGAGCGCGGCGCAAACATCATGTGGTATGATGCCGGTGGCCTGCTGGCAGCGGCGACGCCGGAGTACCGGAGCATCAGCGAGATCCATGCCGACGAGGGGCGGCTGCAGACGTTGGAGCAGGAGGCCTACGAGGGCAAGGTGATGGAGCTGCAGCAAAGCCTTGACAACGTGGTCGAGCGCATCCTGCAGGAGACAAAGCACAAGGCGTATGGGTATCAGGATGAGAGCCAGCTCATCACGGAGGCACTGATCAAGACCGCACAGGGTGGAGACAGCCTGCAAAGCATCCGCGAGGGGATGGCAGCGGAAGAATACGACATCGACCGAGCGACGGCAATGCAGATCCAAGAGGTGTTCCGGCAGGCAAAGGAGATCCCTACCTCATACTTCGAGGCCAAGCCGCAGCGGGTAGTCGGGTTTGACGAGGCCGTCGCGCTGCTGGCTCCGGAGAGCGCCCCGGCGGACCTGATGGAAAGAGCGGAGGACGCGGGACTGCGCGTGATCCGGTACACCGGGCAGGAGGACAGGATCCGCGTTGCAAACGAGCTGCCGGGCGTGAAATTCTCCGTGCAGGAGGATCTGCAGGACATCCGCGAGAACGGCATCCGCGGGAAGGAGTTGGCAAGCGACCGGGAGGAGACGCAGCCGGAGGACGTGCTCGGGTATGCGGACGACATGGGCGAGCCGGTCCCGAGCGAGAGTTATTTCCGGGACTGGGTGCAGCAGCAGACGAACGCCATGCCGCAGGGGTTTGTATGGGGCAAGGATGTGCCGTTTTACTCGCAGACGACGGACCTGTCGCCCAAGCAGGCCGTGGAGCTGCTGGAGGCCGTGACCGGGAAGCGCTGGCGCGTGGAGCCGCGCAAGAACGGCGGCTGGCGCGCCGTGGAGACGGACTTTGCGGCAAAGCAGGGCATGTACACACCGCAGGAGGCAGCGAACCGTCTGAACGCGGCCAAGAAGGCCAGAGCGGACGCGGACGCCGCAGCATACCGGAACGGAGAGGCCCCGGCAAGGGCGACGACCGTGGCGGCCGAGGGCGTGGCAAAGGACAGCTTCCGCGCGACCCCGGCGCTCGACAAGATCGGCGTCAAGATCGATATGGGCGTGACGGACTACCGGACGACCAAGGAGATGCGGCAGCGGGCCGAGGCGGAATACCAGACCGACAAGCTGATCTCCAAGGCGGAGCGCCGATGGGGCGCGACGGCGCTCGAAAAGAACTTCGCGCGCGACATCGCGGCCGGGCGGTATTCCTATGCCGATATCCCGGACACGGCAAGGTGGGACACGGTGACGGACCTCGCCAACCTGTACATCGACAAGCGCATGCTCGGCGAGGACCTGCGGCTGCAGCGCAAGTACGCGATCCGCGACGCGCTGCTCTACAAGGCCATGGAGCTGCTGCCGGACGAGCTGGAGCTGATGAGCGATCCGGGCGGCTTTGACAAGGAGGCCCTGCTCGTACTCAACTACCGGACGCCGCAGCGCTCGATGCTCAAGATGTTCGGCGACAAGCGCGGTGAGGAGATCAACCGGTACTACTTCGACCCGGTAACAAGAAACGAGGCGGAGCGGCTGCGCTGGATGAACCGGCAGCTCGACGCGGTGCGCGAGTTCCAGGGCGAGGGCGACAAGGTCAAGGGCCTGAACAAGGCCGAGAGTGCCTACGTCCACATGGCCCTCGACATCGAGGCGACCGTGCAGCGGATCAACCAGTCGCCGAACAAGGCCGCGATTCAGAAGGCCGTGACGGAGCTGACCAAGATGGAGACCGCGCAGAAGGCCAGCCCGGACGCGGAGGCCAGAGAGGCGGAGATCCAGCGCGTGGCGACGGACCTCGACCTGAACGCCGCAGAAAGCAAGTGGGCGCAGCAGTACGCACAGTTCCTGACGCAGAAGGACGGCATCAAGGGCGAGATCGACGAGAAGAAATGCGCGGCGGCCGTGAAGCAGTACCGGCAGCTCTTTGACGACTACTACAACGCCATTGCGGATTTCCTCGTGTCGCACGGTGACGAGCCGATCGGCAAGATCGACTACTACGCGCCGCACCTGAGCACGGCCGACAAGGTCAACCTGCTCAACCAGGCATTCGAGGCGCTGGGATTTAACGCCAGCGCAACGAGGCTCCCGGCGGAGATCGCGGGCAGGACGGAGGACTTCCGGCCGAACAAGCGCTGGACGCCGTTCTTCCAGAGCCGCGAGGGGACGCAGACCGAGTACGACATCGTGCACGGCTTTGAGAGCTATGTGACCTACCTGTCCGACGTGCTTTTCCACACGGACGACATCCAGAAAATCCGCGCGCTGGAAAATTATACACGCCTCGGCGGCAAGAACGACTTCAAAAATTCGCTGGCGGAGGCGATTGAGCTTTCCCGCAGCGGGCAGCGCGACGAGAAACTGGACTTTTTACGGGAGCTGAAGCGAGTCGATGATTTCGCAGAGCCGACAACGGCGGAGATCAACAAACAGCTTGACCAGTATATCGCCGAGCTGTTTGCGGCAGAGAAAAACAATACGCGGTATTCCGATCTTGCCGTATGGCTGAAAAACTACGGAGACGTGCTGGCAGGGAAGCAGTTCGGCGGAGACCGCGGGGCAGAACACAGAGGAGGACGAGGCATCCTGAAGCTCGGCACACAGCTCACGCAGGCGTTTGCGAGGGCCAATGTTGCGGGCAACGTCTCGTCGGCCGTCAACCAGATCGCGCAGCTGCCGACGATCCTCGGGGAGCGGAGCAAGCGCTCCATCGCACAGGCGACGGCGGAGTTTGCAACCGGGAAGCTGCGGCAGTTCCAGATGGACAGCGATTTCATCACGGGCAAAAAGGGCGTGGATTATATCTCCAACACCTTCGCGGACTCGTTTATGTCCGGCATGTTTAAGCCGGCCGAATTCGTCGACACGATGATGTCGACGATCGCGGCCAGAGCGGCATACCTCGACGCGATCCGCGACGGCAAGACGCACGAGGAGGCCATGCGGGCGGCAGACGCCTACGCACGCTCCATCATGGGCGACCGTACCAAGGGCGCAAAGCCGCTGATGTTCCATTCCAAGACACCCGTCATGCAGATGGTCAACATGTTCCAGATCGAGGCGCTCAACAGCTGGGAGCATGTGTCGCAGGATCTCCCGCGGCAGTTCCGGCAGATCGCGGCGGAGAGCGGCAAGGCAAAGGCGGCGCGCGTGCTCAGCAGCGTGATCCTGAAGACCGTGCTTGCGGCCTTTGTGGTCAACCGCGTGACGGAGGAGCTTTACGGCGGCACTCCGGCCCCGTTCGATATCATCGGCATGTCCATGAATTTCATTGCATCCGGCGAGGGACTGACTACCAACGACTGGATCCGATACATGCTCAACAAGGCGAGCAACGCCATGTTCGGCGTCGACCTGTTCGACGACGTTCCGACGCCGCAGGAGGGCTTTGACTGGGGCAACGCTGTGGAGGACACGCTGTATAACATCAGCAATGAGGTCCCGTTCCTCTCTAACCTCTCCGGCATGGTCGGCGTGGGAGACAGAACTTTGATGATGCCGGACCTGTTCGGCAAGGGGAAAGATCTGTGGGACGCGGCAACGGAGCACGGGCTGATCTCGCCGGAGAGCGGAGAGGCACTGCTCGGGCTTGTGACGCAGGCGATCCCCGGCGGGCGGCAGATCAACAAGACGTACTCCGGCATCAAAACGATCGTCGAGGGAGGACGGACAAAGGGCTTCGGGGACAAGGAGCGGCTGCAGTATCCGGTCGAGCGGAACGTTGGGACGGCGCTGCAAAACATCCTCTTCGGCCCGAACGCGACACCGGAGGCAAATGCCTACTGGGCCTCCGGGCTTTCCAGCCTGTCGACCAAGGACACGCAGACGTGGCAGACGTTATCCAAGGACGGGGCAGACCCGATCGAGACCTACAACCTGCTGCATGAGTTTATCAAGATCAACGCAGACGACACCCTGACGTCCGATCAGGCGCAGCGGGATATCCGGGACGCCATCAACAATTCCAGCCTGACCGACGAGCAGAAGGCTTACCTGTTCCGGCAGGAGTTTGGCAAGAAAAACAAAGAGACCGGGGAGTATGAGCACGCAACGGACGCTATGTTTGAGACCCTGATGGACGAGGGCATGAGCTGGGACGGCGTGACGCAGTTTTACAACAAGCTCATGCAGGCGGACGGGGACGAGAATCTCTCCACCAACGACAAAAACCGGCAGAAGCGCACCGCGATCCGGGAGCTTGACGTGCGGGACAGCGTTAAGGCATACACCTATGCCGAGGTGTTCGGCGTGACCGACAAGGAGACCGGCGCTAAGTCGACCTCGAAGGACGAGGTTTTCGCCAACATGATGGACGCCGGAATGAGCTGGGATGACGTGATGGACGTGTACGAGGAGTACCGGACGCTGTACGAGGACGAGAGCCTCAGCAGCAGCCAGAAGGCCTCCGAGTTTGCATACTGGCTCGACCAGCACAACATCAAGGGCAAAAAACGGGAGGCGATCCAGAACGGCCTCAAGTATTACCAGATGTTTGCACAGGAGGCGGAGCGGTACACAAACCTGACGGATGCCGGGCTGAGCGCGACCGACGCCAAAAAGGTAAGCGACAAGCTGGCCAGCGCCAAAGGGACGGGCGAGAACGGGCAGCTCACGACCAACGACAAGGTGGACGTGCTGCTCAAGCAGAACCTGACGGACACCAGCCTCTACAGGGCGCTGAGCACCGTGCTGAGCGAGGAGACCTACGACAAACTGACGGAGGCAAGAAGCGGCGGCATCGGCGCAAAGATCTGGATGCAGTACTGGAAGAAAAAGGCCGAACTGAGCGCGGACAAGGACGAGAACGGGAAGTCGATCAGCGGATCGAAAAAGGCGAAGATCCTTGCACTCATCAACAGCCTGCAGCTGACGGCGGAGCAGAAAGACCTGCTATACCGGGCGGAGGGCTATGCAGAGCGGGACCTGTACAGGGCTCCGTGGCATTAACAAAATACCGCACAGCGGGGGAGGGCGAAAGCCCTCTCCCATTTTTATGCACAGGAGGGGGAACTATGTCAAAGGGCAGGATGCAGGCGGGGAGCTGCACGGCCGGGATGCGGCGCGAGGAGGTAGAGGCACTGATCCGGGCGGCAAACCTTGGGGAGGAGGACAGTTACATCGCGCGGCGGTGCCTGATCGATCAGGTGGCGCAGCTCGACATTGCGTTTGAAATGGAGGACAAATTCGGGCAGGGGATGACGCGGAGCACGGTATCCCGCCGAATGCAGGGGATCGAGCGGCGGCTGCACACATTGCGGGCACAGACGCGACGGAAGCGGGCACAGCGCAGAGGCTGAGACGGTATGATATATCCATCAAAGACAGGAGGCGGAGACAATGGCATATCCCTATCAGACCGGGTACAATCAGGTGATGCCGCCGGCATACGGCGGGTACGGACA